TCCATCAGCGTAACGGTAGAAGTCTATAACTCCCAAGCTGGTGATTACTATAAGGTAGTAGATACATTTGGTGTTGAACCTAACTCTATTCTTTATGTCGTCAACAACGAAGATAAGATATTCCTAAACCCCACAGACAAGATTATAGTTAGCGCCTCTATCGGCAGTAACCTCACTTCCTATATTGCTGTCAGGGAAACCTACGGGGAGGCACTAGCTTAATGTCTGACTATTTTATAGGTGGTAGGGTTACTGGTGTTGACTTAAACAAACTCAGTATCCAAGATGCTACTGCACTGAAACAAACTGAACTACTCTTTGATATGAGGTCTGAGTTCAGGAAAATGAATTTTCTACTGGAGTTAATCTCTGGGGTAGAAATAGATAAGGAATCTTTCGATGGCGATAATTGAAGACGGCACTGGCGCTGGCTACACAACTAAAGTAGACAGTAATAACCGACTCTATGTAACTGCAATTACGCAGACTGCTGAGCATTTCTCAAATACTATTAATGGTCAGGCTTACCACATCGTAGTAGAAGAAACTGCTACTGGGACCAATGATGTTATTTTCTACTTGCAGAACACCAGCGTAGAAAACAACCTTATTATCGAGGGTTTTGATTACCGTGTAGCTTCTGCAGAAACTCTGGAAGTTTACCGTAATCCAACTGGCACTACAGTAGGTGGGACGACAGTTCTTCCAGTAAATGCCAATACCTCTTCTGCTAAGACCCTCTCTGCTACTGTGGAAAGTGGATCAGATATCACAGGACTGACTAACGGACAACTGATTGACCGAATCTTCCTTACCTCTACAGAAACAACTAACTTCAACTTTAATGTTGACTTCGTTATTGCTCCCGGTGGTTCTTTCTCACTTCGGGCAGTTACAGGCTCTGTTCAAGTTAATCTTACAATTCAATGCTATGAAGAGGTTACAATATAATGGCTGGCGTAACACTTAAGAATCCTTCAGACGGTAAGCAAGCTCTTATCTCTAACGATAATCAACTCTTGGTTCAGTCCGAGAGCCTCTCCCTCCAGCACTTTATTAGTCGCTACCGTGGACAGATGTACCAAGCTCAGTTCTTTGATGCTGGTCTTACCTCTGGCACTAATGTGGTTGGTCATCTCAAAAACAATAGCCCAACACTTAGTCTGGTCCTCGCGTACCTTCGGGTTCAAGTTCCAGTCGTAGCTGGAGGTACTGCTATTGGAAGTAATACTGCTAACTACTGGACTTTCAGCTTTGAAAAGGTTTATGCTTCAGGTGGTTCTGCAATTACTCCAGTCAATATGAACAGGTCAAGTGGTAACTCTGCAGACATAACTGCTTATGATACTAATCCTACACTGACGGGTACTGGAACAGAGTTCGACCGTATGTATGTAGACAGCAATAGTCAGCTATCCTACCGCAAGGAGGGTTCTATTATCCTCGGGCCTAATGACACAATGGATATGACCTTTATCACGGATAACACTTCTGGTACTGCCTATTGCCGAATCTCCTTTATGCTTATAGATTTGAATAACTAATGGCTATTGAAACCTACATATCAGATGCACTTAGTGGTCAACATGTAGCTATTAAGGATGTCTACCTACCAGAGGCACTAAACAGGTTTACCTTGAACTGTCTTACAACTGTAGGGCCTTTCGACTTTGTCGCCCAGTTTAAAGCTGTACAGAGGGCTTCTTCTGGTACTAGTATTGTAGCTGAGGCACCCCTAAATGGGGGTCTTATTATTACTGACCTAGTTCTTACTGCAGATCGAGTTAATGGTGCTACAACTACCCTGACACTTACTGATGGAACTAACTCAGTAAATATCTTTGGTCCTGCTGTACTAACTGACGCTCCTATTACTTTCTCCGCTAACTTTGGTGGACGTGTGCGTGGGTGGCGAGATGCTCGTCTTGAGCTAGTTACTACAGGTGCAGTGAGTTGTGCTGTCACTGTTGGCTACGTAAAAACACCTGAGGCTCTCAACTACTCTGCTTGGGACGAACTTCGTTAATTAAGGAATAAACAATGCCTAATCTAAACAAACACCGTAAGGCTATTACTGAAGCAGGGTACACTCTGAACAAGGATGGCACACAAGTAACAAACAAATCTGGCAAGACAGTTGCAGGTACTAATGATTCTGGATTCTTTTCTGGTTCTAGCACCTTGACAAAGATCTTCAAAGGTGATACAAAGGCTAAAGGTAAAAAGACAGAATCAAAGCCTGCTTCTAAGTCCTCCCCCTCAAAGAGCAAACGACCTTCTCCTCGTAGTTCTACTAAAGAGCCGACTATGACTAAAGAGCAGGCACGTAAGTACACCAGTGCTTCCCCAAATGGGACACCTACCCTAATGTCTCAGGGTGGTAAAAATGCGGAAACTTTCCAACAAGAAGCTCGAAGGACTTCTGAAGCTAAAGGGCCAGAGCGTCCTAAAGCTGCAAGCACTTCTAAGATGCCTACCTTAGAACAGTACAATGCTATGGGAAGTAAGGAGAAAAAGTTGAAGGGTCTCCCTGCGGACACTTTCCGTTTTCAACGTATGCTAAAAGCTAATGCGGATAAACTGACCGCACAAAAAAGAGATATGACGAACAAGCAGTCTACCGCAGATATGGTTGGTGAGGGTAACACGGGGATGGACCTCTCTGCATTTACTGTGGACCTTGACGCAACCGATCCCCGGAATATCCCTAAGGTTGACCTGCCTTCCCGTGAGGTCTGGGAGGATATGACTATCGCTAAACGAAAAGAACTAAGGTTGCCGCTTACTACTGCTAAATACAACCGTGCGGTCGACCGCTTGAATAAACAAAAGTCCTTAAGCCAAATAAGAGCGATAGGGTATTAACATGACAGAGAAACAACAGAAGTTCCTAGACGTACTCTTTAATGAAGCCGAAGGTGACTTTGTTAAAGCCAAGAAGCTTGCTGGCTACAGTGACAACACCCCAACACGGGAAATTGTAGACTCCCTCGAAGATGAGATTGCTAAACTCGTAAAGAAGTTTCTAGCTAACTCTGGGGTTAAGGCAGCTTACACAATCAACCAGATCGTAGACGACCCTACAATTATTGGTGGCAAAGAACGTCTCTCTGCTGCTAAAGACTTGCTAGATCGCGGGGGTTACAAAGCCACTGAAAAAGTAGAAGTGACAGCTAAGGACCCTATTTTTATCCTCCCACCAAAGAGTTAATATGTCAAAAAAGCGTAAAGACCTTTTTAGGGTCGCTGCACCTGATAAGACCGATGTAGGTTATAAATTCTACCCCATTGTTCGTATCGGACGTTTCCTTCCCTTCGGGTACAAAGAAGACCCAGAGGACTCAATGGTACTCCTACCTGTAGAAGAAGAGTTAATCCTCCTCGAACAGGCCAAGGAGTATCTTAAGAGTTACTCCCTTCGTGATGTTTCGGCTTGGCTATCTAATAAGTCAGGACGTTACCTCTCTCACGTAGGCCTTAGCCTCAGGGTTAAGTCTGAACAGAAGAGGGCTAAGGAGTCAATCGACTCAAAGAGACTGCTGGAGCAATTCAGGTCTGCCTATAAGAAGGCCCGTAAGATTGAAGAGTCCCGGGTAGGCCGAAGAACTCCAACGGAGGAAGAACTAGATGACGAACTCTTTGCCAGCGTCTGCCAAGCCTGCCCCAATAGATGTAAGTAAAGCTCAGCAGATTATCTTCCAACCTAACCCGGGACCTCAGACAGACTTCCTGTCAGCTTCAGAGCAAGAGGTTCTCTATGGGGGTGCTGCTGGTGGTGGTAAGTCTTTTGCTATTGTTGCAGACCCAGTTCGTTATGTGAACAACCCCAAGTCTAGTAAGCTTCTTGTTCGTCGTAGTACTGAAGAACTTCGTGAACTTATCTCTATCTCTAAAAAGATGTACCCAGCAGCTATCCCCGGTGCTAGGTTCCTTGAGCGAGATAAGACTTGGGTGTTTCCTTCTGGTGCTACTCTCTGGATGTCTTATCTTGACAGGGATGATGACGTTGAGCGTTACCGAGGTCAGGCTTTTAATTGGATTGGCTTTGACGAACTTACTCAGTGGAATACCCCTTTTGCTTGGGACTACATGCGTTCTCGTCTCCGTACTTCTAAGGACTCAGGACTTGATCTTATTCAACGGGCTACAACAAACCCCGGAGGTATCGGGCACCATTGGGTAAAGAAAACCTTTATTAATCCTGCCCCACACAACACTAAGTTTGATGCACAGAGTATTGACGGAGAGCCTCTTGTCTGGCCTGCAGGTTCTAAGAAAGAAGGACAAGCCCTTTTCCAGCGCAAGTTTATTCCTGCTACCCTGTTTGATAACCCGTACCTCTCCGAAGATGGTATGTATGAAGCTAACCTGCTTTCCCTACCAGAACACCAAAGACGCCAACTCCTCGAAGGTGACTGGAGTGTAGCTGAAGGTGCAGCCTTCCCAGAATTTAATGTGAGTGATCATGTTATCGAACCTTTTGATATACCAGACTCGTGGGTTAGGTTTAGAGCAGCGGACTACGGATACAGTTCCCATACTGGTGTTGTTTGGATTGCTATTAGCCCTTCTGAGCAGCTTATCGTTTACCGAGAGTTATACGTCTCCAAAGTCACTGCAGCAGACCTTGCACCAATGATCCTTCGGGCAGAGCAAGGAGACCGTATTAGTTATGGAGTACTTGACTCTTCTCTCTGGCATAAGAGGGGGGATACAGGCCCAAGTCTAGCTGAGCAGATGATCATCAGGGGATGCCGATGGAGGCCTTCAGATCGAAGCGCAGGCTCTCGTGTGGCAGGTAAGAACGAACTACACCGTAGGCTTGCAATAGACGAGATGACAGAGGAACCTAAGTTGGTATTCTTCAACACTTGTAGACACCTCATTTCTCAATTACCTTCTCTCCCACTTAGTAAGAATAATGCAGAGGATGTAGATACTAATGCAGAAGACCACCTTTATGACGCTCTTCGTTACGGCATCATGACAAGACCTCGTAGTGACATCTTCAGTCACACAGCAGAACACTCAAGACAAAATGGCTTCCAAGCTGCAGACTCAACCTTCGGGTACTAAGGAATAGAAAATGAACGTAGAAGTAGACGAAGAGAATCTCATTGGCGTTAAAGACACCACTGGAGAGTATGCAACAGATAGTTCTGCTGGCAGTATCGTAAGCTATGTGACTGAACGGTTTAATAAGGCTGAAGATGCACGATATGCTGACGAAGAGCGTTGGGTACAAGCTTACCGTAACTACCGTGGTATCTATGGACCTGACGTACAGTTTACTGACTCTGAGAAGTCTCAAGTCTTTGTCAAAGTAACTAAGACAAAAGTACTAGCTGCTTATGGTCAAATCACTGAGGTACTTCTTGGTGGTGGTCGATTCCCTATTACTATTAATCCAACTACTCTCCCTGAGGGTGTGGAAGAAGCAGTACACGTAGAGAATGCACCTAATGTAGCTGAGGCTTCTCAACAAAAAGGTTTGGAACCACTACTCCCCGGTGAGACTGCTGCAGAGTACCGTGAACGTCTTGGACCACTCAAGAAAGAACTTGAGGTCTTTGAGAACCTTATTCCCGGTCCCGGTCAGACTCCCACCTCTGTTACCTTTGAACCTGCTATGGTTGCAGCTAAGAAGATGGAAAAGCAAATCCATGACCAACTAGAAGAGTCTAAAGCACTTAAGCACCTTCGCTCTGCTGCCTTTGAGTGTGCCCTCTTTGGTACTGGTGTAATGAAGGGTCCCTTCGCCCACAACAAAGAGTACCCTAACTGGGATGAAGAAGGAAACTATGATCCTACCTTTAAAGATGTACCTATGGTATCTAATGTATCTATCTGGAACTTCTACCCAGACCCTGATGCAAATACTATGGAAGAAGTCGAGTACACAGTAGAACGTCATAAACTCTCTCGTTCTCAAATCCGTGGTCTTAAGCGCCGTCCTCAGTTCCGTAGTAACGAGATTGATATTGCTATTAGTATGGGGGAGTCCTACACTAAAGAGTGGTGGGAACAGGTGATGGAAGACGACTCTCAAGATTCCAACTCAGAGCGTTTCTCTGTACTGGAGTTCTGGGGTAATGTAGACCGTGATGTTCTCGAAGACCATGATGTAAAGATTCCAGCTTCCCTTAAAGACCGTGAAGAGATTAGCGTCAATATCTGGATTTGTAATGGTCGTGTACTTCGTCTTGTCATGAACCCTTTCACTCCTGTCAATATCCCTTACTACGCAGTTCCTTATGAAGTGAACCCTTACTCTATCTTTGGTGTAGGTGTAGCTGAGAATATGGAAGACACACAGTTGTTGATGAATGGCTTTATGCGTATGGCTGTTGACAATGCTGCACTTTCAGGTAACTTGATCTTTGAAGTAGATGAGACCAATCTGGTTCCCGGTCAAGACCTTAAAATGTATCCCGGTAAAGTCTTTCGTCGTCAAGGCGGTGCCCCCGGTCAGTCTATCTTTGGTACAAACTTCCCTAACGTCTCTAACGAGAATATGCAGATGTTTGACAAAGCTCGTGTACTGGCTGATGAGTCTACAGGCTTCCCCTCCTTTGCACACGGTCAGACAGGTGTTAGTGGTGTAGGACGTACAGCCTCTGGTATCTCCATGCTTATGTCTGCTGCTTCTGGTTCTATCCGTACAGTGGTTAAGAACGTAGATGATTACCTTCTTGCCCCTCTGGGTAAGGCACTCTTCAACTTTAACATGCAATTCAACTTCGACCCAGACATTAAAGGTGACCTTGAGGTTAAGGCTTCTGGTACTGATTCCTTGATGGCTAATGAAGTACGTAGTCAACGTCTTATGCAGTTCCTTGGTGTTGTCCAGAACCCTGCACTTGCACCATTTGCTAAGATGGATTATATCATTCGTGAGATTGCACGTAGCATGGACCTTGACCCTGAGAAGGTTACAAACTCTATGCAGAAGGCTGCAATCCAAGCTGAGATTCTTAAAGGCTTCCAAGCTCCTGCTCCCGAGGGTATGCCTCCCGGTGGACCTCCCGGTACTCCTCCTCCCGGTGGACCTCCTGCTGGTGCTCAAGCTAGTGATCCTACGGGTGCTGGTGGTGGTACTATTGGTACTGGTCAGGCTCCTGTCCCCGGTGAGCAAGGCTTTAGTGGTAATACTGGTGGAGGTATGCCACAATGAACCTAAAACCCTTCGTGAACGACAAAGAACTCTGGCA